TGGCATCCACGATGAAGTGTCCAGAAAACCCTTTTAATTGGTTTTCATAATTATTTTGTCAGTCGGTAATTCTCCTATCACTGTCAGTCTTGATTCTCATGCTTTGACATTGATAACAGGACAAAACGGGTGTGGGTAAGTCAAAATGTTGAAAGGTAAAATAAATTATGTTGATATTTAAAAAAATTATCTATAAAAACTTGTTGGCTGTGGGAAGTTCTGCTATTGAAGTTGACTTAAAAAAAAATGGCCTTACTTTGATTACAGGACAAAATGGATGTGGTAAATGTCTCGATCCCTCTACCAAAATAGACATTGAAATTAAAGATTGTAGTATAGAAAAAATATTTCTGGAATTTATGAAAAATAGATGATTTTCCCTTCTCCATTCATATTAAAGAAAATACTTTTGGAGCAAAAATTTTATGGAATACCAAAGATTATGCCAAATTTGTTGAGGAAATGAAGTGCAAGTTACTATAAAAGATATTAGTGATTTTTATGAAATTTTTCCTCAATTTAAGGGAAAAATTTCAGTTAAAACTAGATTTGGATACAAACCTATTGAGGAAGCTGGAATAACAGCTAAACAGTCTAATGTGTATAAAGTAACAACTACTTCAGATGAAGTGTTATTGACTAGTCCAGAACATAAATTATTGTCAAATGATGTTACATGGATACAAGTACAAAACCTGAAAGTGGGTTCAATTTTATTTAAGGATTGTGAAACAACTAAAATAAAGTCAATAAAGAAGCTGAAAACAAAGAAAGATTTATATGATTTACAAGTAGCTGAAGTTCACGAATTTTTTGCGAATGGAATTGTATCTCATAATTCAACCATATTAGAAGCATTGACCTTTGTGCTTTATGGTAAATCATTTCGGCCCTTTACTAAAAACCAGTTGATAAACTCTATCAACCAAAAGCATTTGTTGGTTGAGTTGTACTTTGAAATCGGCAAAAAACAATATTACGTCAAGCGTGGTATCAAGCCGCATATTTTTGAGATTTATGAAGATAACAAACTTTTAAATCAAGATCCAAGTATCCGTGACTATCAGAAGGTACTTGAGCAGCAAATCATCAAAATGAACTATCGAGCATTTACTCAAGTAGTCATTATGGGATCAAGTTCATATACACCATTCATGCGACTTAAAACAAACGATCGTCGTGAGTTCATTGAAGATCTTCTTGATATTCGAGTATTCTCAGTAATGAATGCTTTATTGAAAGAGAAGATGAAAAACTTAAAGGAAGACGTTCGGGATGTTGAAGTTGAATTGAAGTCTTTGCGAGAGAAAGCTGCATTGCAAGATAAGCATGTCAAGTCAAGAAAGCAGGAGAAGAAGGATACTTTACTCTTATTGTCAAATGAGATTGAAGTTCTTATAGCAGAGAATGATAGACACCAGGCTGCATGTGATGATTTGATGCAGGATAGTTCTGGGCTTCAAACTCAGACAGAGAAGTATGAAAATACTTCTGAACGAATGGGTGAAGTAAAAGCGTTGCATCGTCGCATTGAAGATAACATTAAGAAGCATCGTGAGAAGCGAGAGTTTTATGATACTGTTGAACATTGCCCAACATGTAAGCAAACGATTGAGGATCGACATAAAACTAACATCATCGGTACTGTAGATGAACAAATTACTTCACTTGAGACAGATTTACAACAACTACAAGTTGAGTTGTCAAAAGTGCATGCTGACATGCAGATATATGAAGATTTGTCAATGAAGTTGAATGAAATCAATAGTGAGATAAACAAACACAATAAAATGATTATGGTGAACAATGCTCTCATTGAAAGTAAAAAAGTGCAAATTATTGCAGAGCAAGATAATACAAGTAACGTTGATGAAGAAATTGCTATTTTGAAAGAGTATGCAAAAGCAATTGTTGCCAAGTCTGATAAGAAAAAGGAGATCATTGAACTGCAACAGTATCAAACAGCATGCTCAGTCTTTTTGCAAGACAATGGTATCAAAGCCAAAATCATCAAACAGTACATCCCAATCATTAACAAACTTATCAATAAGTACCTTGATGCTATGGATTTCTTTGTTGGATTTCATTTGGACGAAAACTTTAATGAGATCATCAAGTCAAGACATCGTGATACTTTCAGTTATGAATCATTCAGTGATGGTCAGAAACGTCGTATTGATGCGGCATTGTTATTGACTTGGCGTGATGTGGCAAAGAGCAAAAATTCAGTCAACACCAATTTGATCTTTTTTGACGAATTTGATGCTCCACTCGACGGTGGAGGTGCGGATATGTTGATGGACTTGTATAAGGCAAGTAACATTCAGAATGTCTTCATTATCAGCCACAAGGAAGGTTTAGCTAATCATGCAGACAGGATTTTGCGATTTGAGATGAATAACAACTTTACTATTTTGAAGGATGATTGAATGACTATAGTACTTGAGACAGTATCTGGGAAGTTGATTGATCCTAACAACATCGATCCTACCCTGATAGACATAAATGACATTGGCTGGTCACTTAGTCGTATCAACCGATTCAGCGGACATACAGTGACCACAATTCCGTATTCTGTGGCACAGCACTGCGTATTTGTGGCAGAGATGTTGGAAGAAGCTGGACACAATAAACATATTGTTACTTTTGGTCTGTTACATGATGCAGCAGAGTATGCGATCGGAGACATTCCCTCGCCAGTCAAAAAGATTCCTGAGTTACAAGCTGTTATTGATCCGATTGAAGAACGGATCTTGAATGCAATCTATGTTAAGTTTGTTGGATCTGCGCCCACTTCACATGATTGGAGTATTGTCAAGTATTATGATAAACGTGCCCAGTTCATTGAAGCATACACATTCATGTCCTCACGGGGTCTAAATTGGATTGGTCGAGGAAAACATGATATTTCACTTATTGATATTCAGAGTTTCCCTGAACCTGTTCCTGCCATTGACGCATATCAAGCATTTATCAATAAATTCAATGAGTTACAAAATACTGGTATTTAGGTGACAGTGCCAATATAATGTAATCATTGATTAAGGAGATAATTATGCGTGGCTATCCTCAATACATTTATTCTGACCATGATGCGAATGGTGTGAAGGTTACTTTGTGGAACATTGCCAACTATGAGTATGAGATTGATTTTGGTGATGATCGAAAATCCATGAAGTTGCATGTACCGTTTGAAGATGCAATGCATGTTTTTGATGATCTTATCAAAGGTGAAGTGAAATGACTGTTCGTGTGTATTCTGGTGAAGTGATGGTAGAGGAAATTGTTTGTACTTCTGAGGAACAAGTTCAGAAAGTGGTTGATTATTGGCATGATGAAGGTTTTAAAGTGAGGGTGTTTGAATGATTCATCAAGACATTTTGCGAGACGTTGAAACTAACGTAACGGAGTCAAGACAATTCAGTATTTCACATGACAGTGCTAAACTGTTTAGCATGTTGTCTTCATCTCTCTACTCAGATAAAGAGAAGGCAGTGTGCTATGAGTTGGGAGCAAATTGTTATGATGCAAACCCTGAAGTGCCATTCATGGTTGTGTTTCCTACTAAACTAGATGCACATATTAGGTTTCGTGATTATGGTCCTGGTTTGTCAGAGGATAATGTTTATCGTCTTTTGACAGTTTATGGTGCATCCGACAAACACAATGATCCTAACAAGATTGGTGGCTATGGTATTGGTGCCAAGTCGCCTGCAGCTGTTGCTAGCACATGGAATGTGATCTCACATCATGCTGGTTTAGGTATGGAGTTTTTGGTATTCATTGACGATCATGGTATTCCTTCTCTAACTAAAATCCGTGAATGGGCGTCTGAGGAGACAGGTTTAGAAGTGATCATTCCTGTACAACCATCTCGTTTCTTCGCATGGGAACAGGCTCTTAGGACATGCTTTAAACATTATCCGAAGCATCCAACATTTAAGAATATTGCAATCTCATATAAAGACTGTGTAGTATCTTTGTCTGGACCCAAATGGAAAATGATTAAGGGCTCATATGACAATTTAACATTGATTGCGTCCCATAGACTCTATGATGTAGATCATGCTAAACTCACAACTGAATTAGGCAATGATCGAGAATTGGTAGCATATTGTCGACTGCCTATTATTCTTGAGTTTGGTCATAGTGATTTATCACTGAGTCTTTCACGTGAGCAAATACAATACACCAAAGCAACAATTCAAAACATCAAGAGAAGTTTGGAGGTTGCAAGAACAGAGATCAAAAAAATCATTTCAGATAAACTTGCGACTGCAACAAACGGATTAGAGTACCGAGAAAAATTGGCAGAGCTGTGGAACGATTTTAGTGGTAACAGTAAAACTTGTGAAGTTGAAGAGATTTTGCAACCTTTTATTGATAATAATAATTTTGGCATTTCTAGTGGAAATGTGAGAAACGTTATTAACAACTACATAATCCGAATTGGAGAGTATAAAACAACAGGATCTTGGATCAATACGGATGTTTTCAATGCTAAAGTAATTGGAAATTTTAAAGCATCTGTGGTATTTAAAGATGGATTTGCACAAAAAGTGACTAGTAGTTTTACGTGTCGACAGACACGTATTATTTCTCTCCGAACTGATCGGCATCACGATACGAGTACAAATTTATATACGCATAGTGCCCATATTCGGTTTGGAATAGACAATATAAAAGACATTGCCTTCTACTTGAATGATGTTCTAGACAGTGTTGCTCGTATTAAATATAATAGATATACAATTACTGAAAAGTATGTACTTGTCTTAAATGAGAATATTGTTCCTGCAGAGTTAAAATCAAGGGTTAAGCTAGCATCATCATTGCCGAAAGTTCCTAGAACTAGGACTGTACGATCTACCAAAAACAATACATCTAAAATTGAATCTACTTGGTATAGACGTACTGGTGCAAAATTGGAAAAAGTTTCGGCTTCCGATTACGCACATAATATGAAACTTGCATACTTTGTTTTCACCAATGCTTCAACAACAATGTCTATTAAAGAAGAAGCTTCTTTTCTTGAAGCAGCCAATGCACTTGGATATACTTTGATTGGTTTCAAGGAAAATAACATTGATAGCTCAGTGTCGTATATTAAAGATGTTGTAGCTAAAGAGTTTGATACTATCAATACTGTTGATACTGCTAATAAGATCAATATCTTAGACGCATTAATTAAAGCAAAATATGGTCATTATTCAGATTTAAAGCTTAGGTTTTTCAAACCGTTAAAAGGCATTGTTCTACCAAATACAGTATGGGAGACTACAAAAAACACAATTAATGATGCATTATCTGTAAGTTTAAACATCAAAATGTTTCTTGAATTGGCATCAACATTGTTAAGAAAACCTTTATTGACACCATCGATTACATTTGATAAGATATGTCAAGAATTTTATGATACATATCCAATGTTGAAATATGTTGATATATATAGTGTTTCTAATCCTGAGTGTAAAGTTCAGGTGGAAAAATATTTGAAACTGTGTGAGGTATAAGGAGGTATGATGAAATATACATATGTGATTTGTGAAGATAGTGTTACTTTAATTAATTTGTCTAACGGCAACAAAGTGACTGTTTTTAATGATGATATTCGATATGAGGATTTTAAAACTGCAATCATTGAATCAAGGTTTGAAGATGCAGAATATATGGACGTCAAAGCACAAATTACTAAATTCAGTAAGAAGTTCAATGACGGCTTCAATTTTTCAATTGAAGTGAAAGATGGTGTAGGTGAAGTTCAGCTAAACGGCAAGACATATCCTTTGGCTGATGTTATCACCAAGAAGATTATTGCACTTGAAGAACAGGGGTTTTCAGCACAGCCTTTGGTCAATTTCATGTCTAATCTATATGACAATCCTAGTCAAACTGCAATTGACGAATTGTTTTTGTTTATGCAAGACTCTGATTTACCTTGGACTGAAGATGGTCACTTCATTGCGTACAAGATTGTTAAACGTGATATCTCTGATCCGAACAAACTTTGGGATATTTACACTGGTGAATTGGACAACAGTGTAGGCAAAACTGTTGAAATGAAACGTCATGCTGTGGATGACCAAAGAAACAATTTGTGTAGTTCAGGTCTACATTTTTGTAGTAAGGGATATTTACCTTATTATGGTGCTAGTGATGGTTCAGTTTGTGTGATTGTTAAGATCAATCCTCGTGATGTAGTTAGTATTCCTGCAGACTACAAAAATGCTAAGGGTCGCTGTTGCAAGTATGAAGTAGTAGGTATTGTAGAGGATGATAATTGGCGCAGTAGTTTGTCTAAAACAGACTACAATACCAGTGCAGTCGTCAAAAACAATGGTGCAGACGAAACCTCTACAGTTTCTGTTTCTCATGTACCCGAAACGTCTTTTGTATTCCCAGTATCATACTCATATGATATTTCTTTGCGTAGATGGCGCCGCAACTCTGATGGTTGGATTGTGTCTCGTATTGAAGTTGCACAAATGTCTGGTCTGACTGTTGAGCAACTTATTTCATATGAAGCGACACAAAAGTAATGGATAATGCTTTAGACACATTTAGCAATACTAAGGCCAAGCAAGATCTTATCAACGGGCTCTTGCTTGCCCAGATGATTTGCCGTAGAAGAATCATTGAGGCATTTGACAAAAATCAACAAGAGATTGTATTATTAATCATGAGTGATATTGTTGAAACAATAGATAAAATTGTAGAGGAATCAAATAAAGATGAATGATATGGTCGATCATCCCAAACACTATACTGATACACCTTTTGGATTAGAGGTGATTGAAATTACTAGGCATTACAATTTTTGCTTAGGAAACGCACTCAAATACATATTGCGGGCGGGCAAAAAGTGGGATGATATTGAAGATTTGAAGAAGGCTGTGTGGTACTTAAACCGTGAAATTAGTGATCGTGAAAAGGAGAAGATGAATGAAGAGAGGTCCAAACAAAATGAAGTTGTGGCGACGAGTGGGTATGGGGAGAATGGCCAAACAATGGATTACTATGCCAAAGGGTGCAATGACTCCACTATTACAATCATTGATGGTGAATGCGGGGATTATCCCACAGATTCAGCAAACACTACAACCCTTACCATCGGAACAAATGCCGCAATCTGCAGTTGAGCAACCAAACATTGAAGACGCACAATTAGCATAAGGATATAATATGAAACTTTCAAAAGAGACCCTATCTGTACTCAAGCAGTTTGCCACAATCAATACTAATATTGTCATTAAGCCTGGGACAAAATTTTCAACTATGTCTGCGTCTAAAGACATCATGTCTGAGTTTGAGGGATCTGATCAATTTGACAAACAGATTTCAATTTTTAATCTGAATGAGTTTTTGGGTGTTGTTGGTTCGTTTGAATCTCCTGAGTTAGACCTTGATGACAAGTTCCTCACGGTCAAGGAAGATAAACAAAAGGTCAAATACATTTACGCAGATGAGTCACTCTTGACTACTCCAAGTAAGAGTATTAATATGCCTAAAGCTGAGGTTGTTTTTGATTTGAGTGCAAGTCAGTTTGCTAAGATTCAGAAGATGGCTGCAGTGTTGGCTGTGGAGGATTTGGCATTTATTGGCGATGGTAAGAAAATCATTGCCCGAGTATTTGATTCAAAAAATCCAACAGGAAATCAATTTGATATTGACCTTGAAACAAAAACAGCAGAGACATTTAATGCTCTCTTTAAGGTTGAAAAAATGAAGCTCTTGAATGAGCAAGACTTTAATGTTGAGATTTCAAGTAAGAAGATCTCCAAATTTACTTGCACAGGTATTAAACTGACCACTTTCATTGCTGTAGAAACGTCGTCAACCTTCAATTAACTTGGTAGAAGTTTATTATGGATAAAGTGGACACATTTTTGTGGGTAGAAAAATACCGCCCACAGAAAATCAAAGATTGTATTTTGCCTAATAGTATTAAAGATACATTTGAGGGTATTGTTAGGGGAGGTAGGATTCCTCACCTCCTCTTAACAGGTACTGCTGGTACAGGTAAAACCACTGCAGCTAAAGCACTGTGTAATGAGATTGGTGCAGATTACATTTTTATTAATGCGTCAAACGAAAACGGTATTGATGTTCTCCGCACCAAAATTACACAGTTTGCATCTACTGTATCTTTTAGTGACAGTAAGAAGGTTGTCATTCTCGATGAATCCGACTATTTAAGTGCAAACGGCAGCCAGCCAGCTTTGCGTAATTTTATGGAGCAGTATAGTGATAATTGCACGTTCATCATGACGTGCAATTTTAAGAACAGGTTGATTGCTCCATTACATTCACGCTGCACTGAGATCAATTTCAAAATCTCAGCCAAAGAGAAACCTGCTGTTGCCGCTGCATTCTTCAAACGTGTCACAGACATCTTGACTGAAGAAGGTGTTGAGTTTGATAAGAAGGTTGTTGCTGAAGTCATTCAAAAGCATTTTCCTGATTATCGGAAAATTCTAAATGAGATGCAAAGATACAGCGTCAACGGAAAAATTGACGCGGGCATCTTGGTAGACATTTCTGAAGAGTCATACAACTCATTAATCACTTCAATTAAGAATCGAAAGTTTAATGATGTGCGTAAGTGGGTGGCAAATCATTCTGATGAAGACTCAACCATCTTCTTCAGAAACATGTATGACAGAGCTTCACTAAAATTGGAGCCAAAGTCGTTACCTTCATTCATTTTACTATTGGGTAAATACAGTTATCAAGATGCCTTTGTTGCTGACAAAGAAATCAATTGTATGGCGTTCTTGACTGAAGTCATGCTGACAGGTGACATTCAATGGAAGGAGTAAATGCTTTTCGAGAAATTGTCAATGTGACCCAAAAGGGCAAGTGGTATTCCTCTTCAGATTTCATTGACTTGATGGGATTTCATTTGAGACTGGCAGGTATCAGATGGTCATCTATAAAAGAACTATCAGTTATACTTAATGAAATGGTTGAGTGTGGGTTTCTTGAACATCATTATGAAAGCGTGCTGAAGTTGAATTTCAGAGTAAAGGATATGTGGTATGACAATATCACCGTTTGATATAGTCAATCATATCAACAATAAGTCTGAACTTGAATTTTCAATGTCAGACTACAAATCATGGATGATTACTAGAGCATTGTCTAATACTATGGATACTCTGTTCTATGCCAATGAGATGAATCAACAATACCACTTGGACAAAGACATTCAGTATAGGTTCTATTATGATGGTATTCCAAAAGGCAAGCGTTTTGGTAAGTGGAACAAGAAAGAAAAAACAGAAGATGCTGAATTGGTTAGGGATTATTTCAACATAAATATTCAACATGCTCAGCAATATTTGTCATTGCTTAGTGATGAACAATTGAAAACAATAAGAGAGACTATGTTGAAAGGTGGTAGAAAATGAATGAAATGAAACTTGGTGTAGAGGTTACTCTTCCAAATCCTGATGATTTTCTTAAAGTCAAAGAGTCTTTGACTCGCATTGGAGTAGCATCGAAAAAAGATAAGAAGCTATATCAGTCAGCACATATCTTGCATAAGCGTGGTAAGTATTATATAGTTCATTTCAAAGAGCTGTTTATTTTGGACGGTAAAGAATCATCACTGACAACAGAAGACATTCTACGTCGAAATTTGATCACTCATCTTCTAAACGATTGGGGACTTTTACATGTCATTGATCCAACGATCATTGATGCAAGAGCTCCAATGCAAACAATCAAAGTTCTTTCATTCAATGAAAAACAGACTTGGACATTGGTTCAAAAATATTCAATTGGCAACAATTATAAGTAAAGGATAAATAGTGATTACATTGGCAGATCTTTCAGTAGAAGATATTAATTTGATTCTTGCAGGTTTGGGTAAGATTCCTGCAGAAGTATCAATGGGGTTAATTTTGAAAATCAAACAGAGTGCTGAAGATCAGCTTACTGTGCAGCAAACAACCGAACAACCAAAGGAATAACATGGCAGTCTTTGCATCATATAAAGATTCAGTTCTTAACCTACCAAATTGCTTCATTCGACTTTCCCGTATTTGGGGTTCTAAGAATGAAGGTTGGAATGCTTGGGCTGATGTATATGCCAAGCAAGGCGATAAAGAACCCAAAACAAAATTTCATATCATTGTGCCTTATGTTGAAGATGAAAATCCTTTTGTTGCTTTGTATAATGCAATGGTTGGTCTTTCATTTCTGCAAGATGTCAAATCAGATAATGGTGAGATTATGAAAGAAGACAAACCAATTGTTGCAGCTGTCGTTAGTGAGCAGTTTGTAACACCAATTGTAGAAGATATCAAACCACAACCTAAACCAAAGAAACTTTCTTCAAAGAAGAAGTGATGAATTTGGGGAGTCTTTCCCCAAATCTGATGATGCTCAATTGAGGTCATTTGTTCATAAACTTAGACTTGCTTAACAAAGGAGACTAAACATGGAAGCACTACGTCGTTTTACAACACAATCTTTCCCTTCACTTGTCGGCTTTGACCGTGTGTTTGATGAAATTTCTAAAGCACAATCACAAGCTGCAAAGACGTTGGGGTATCCTCCATATAACATCCGTAAGATTGATGATGATCATTATGTGATTGAGATGGCAGTGGCAGGATTCGGCAAAACCGATATTGAAGTCACAACCAAAAATGATACTTTGGTCATCAAGGGTGAAATGAGGGCAGATCCTAATGCTGAATACCTTTATAAGGGTATTGCGGAAAGGTCGTTTGAAAGAAACTTTACTTTGGCAGACTCTGTCGTTGTTAAGAATGCATCAATGGTTAATGGATTTCTTCGAGTGTTTCTTGAGAACATTATTCCTGAAGAAAAGAAACCACGAAAAGTTGAAATCAATGATGCCGAATCTGCAGACATCAAGACTGTTTCTGATTCGAAACAGCTCTTGACTGAAGATAAGTAACATGAAGAAGGGGTCTGCAACAAAATCTATTGTTTCTGCAGACCCCTTCCATTCAGGTGACTGGACATTTAAAATCAGTGAAGTAGAAGGTATCATTATGGTAGTTGCATACCATGAACTAGTTCACTGGACAGGAGTTAGATTTTTCACAAGTGAAGTCATGGCTAAAAATTTTGTTGAGTTTCTTGAATTGCAAACTGACAAACTTGATGAAAAATAAGTAAGATAATGACTGAACTGAAAATCTTGTGTAAATATAATACATTCTGTCTTGACAGAAAATGAGTTAATGACATATTATATATTAACAATCAGATCTAGATAAAACCACATCTGATTTTGGTTGTAGAAATTGTTCTTTAGTATTAACCTCGGCCAGATCCAGATAAAAACCACATCTGATTTTGGTTGTAGAAATTGTTCTTTATTAGGAAAATCGGGTTGAAGCAACTGCCCGCTACCGTAGGAACTACGGGAAGTAATGCCTCTGGAGGACTACGAGACAGTGAAGAGCTGGATATTGAATCTAGTATCATTGTCGGTCTGATGAAGGAGGAAACTGCACAATCTTTAGTTGTGCAGTAGTTCATTATGAACCTGTGGAGAAGTGAATGAAAATTTCAGAGATTTTTTATAGTGCGCAAGGTGAAGGCATTCGTACTGGAGTATTGAGTACGTGGGTTCGATTTGCTGGTTGTAATCTTCGATGCCAAGGATTCTTTCAAAGAGATCCAACTATGCCTGGCACCTTTATCAACCCTATAGAGGGGGTTGATCCAAAGACAATTTCAAAAATTGAAGACTTGCCTGTAGTCAAATATGGGTGTGATACTATTTATGCTATTGATCCGCGCTTCAAACATCTCTTCAAGGATATGACAGTGGATGAAGTTGTGCAGCAAGTACTTGATATTACACCTGGTGGCAGTGATTGGCAGCATCCCATTTCAAAGAATGGTATTGACCTCTGCATTACTGGTGGTGAGCCAATGTTGTATCAAGATGAAGTTGCCCAAATCATTAAAAAGACTGGGGCAAATAATATTCAAATTGAAACAAACGGAACTCGAAAATTAGAAAACAACTTTATTGAGTTGTATAAGCATGGTTCAAATGTTTTGTTTTGGAATATTTCTCCAAAACTTTTTCATGTAAGTGGAGAATCAGACGATAAAACATGGAAGCCTGAAGTGATCCGATCTTATTTTAATTTAAGTAATGTGGGATGCCTCAAGTTTGTCATTAATGATAGAGAAGATGCTTGGAATGAATTGAACAGTAAAGTTAAGACTTTACGGAATATGGATGTGTATCTTCCTGTATATGTGATGCCAGTAGGCTCAACATATGAACAGCAAACAAACACTGAAACTTTGAGTAAGATTGCCACCCGTGCAGTCAATGAAGGATATCATTTGAGTTCAAGACTTCAATCTATCTTTTGGGGAAATACAGTCGGTGTCTAAGGAGATTATTATGGCAAGCGATAAGCTGATTACTTATTCAATGGAACAAACTCAAGCTGACATTGATTCAATTTATCGCATGGTGAAACGTTCTGATTTTGTACCAAATTACATTGTTGGTATTATGCGTGGAGGTATTGTTCCTGCAGTTACGTTGAGTCATTTATTTAAGAAGCCCTGCATTGCGCTCAAATGGTCTCTGCGTGATCACACTGGTCGTGAATACGGTATATTGATGGATACCATTGTGCAGAAAGCAACGTCTGAAGGTAAGAAGTTTCTTATTGTGGATGATATTATTGATAGTGGTGACACCCTGACCTCAATCAAAGCTCAAATTAATCAAGTTGCTGATCCCAACTATTGGTCAAAGTACATTAAATTTGCTGCTCTATGGTTCAACACTTCACAGCAGGAAACAGTCGACTATTACATTAACGAAATTGATCGATTGGTTGATCAGCGTTGGGTAGTGTTCAATGGATGGGAACGTTAATGGAAGTGAAGATACAGTCGACGTCCGGATTAATCATAGCAGACTATAAAGGTGATGTTGAAGTAGAAGGTAAAAAGTATGCCGTCATTCGACGTGGCGTTGGTGGATTTGTTGACGGCATTTATTCTTCATGCATTTTAGTGCAACCTCATTTGATTGAACGTAATGTAGAAAGTGTCAGACACGAAGAAGATGCGGCAGCGCAATAAATATTAATTATGCCCAAAAGGTATCTTTAATAAGGAGGATTGAACCATGAGTTTAGCTCAAGTGATGGAGACAATAGAGAAGTGTGCTTTTTGCGGATCAAAAAGGTCTGCACGTATTTTAGACATCATCATTAGACATGCTTCGTAGATTTAACAGTGTGATGAAGTTTGTCACAAACCAAAGTGACGTTCCAGTGTGTTTAGATTGTCTTAAATTGTTCATTGATGCTTCATGTCCAATCTGTGGGACTCAAGAAGGTACTCCACTTAAAGAATTATCAGATCACGATCAAGAATATATCTTAGAAAACAATTAGTTATAAGAATCTGGACATAAGAAGTAATTTCCAATATATTTTACATAATTATGAAAAAACTTATAAAAGTATTTTCTGGACACTTCATCGCAGATGCCAACACTGTACTAGCTGGTGGACTTAATTCCGCTCCATGTCTGTACTCGGGTAATTCCGCCGAGTTTGCTACTAAAGAACAAATTCTACAACCAAAATCAGATGTGGTTTTTATCTGGATCTGATTGTAATATATTCATATATATGCATTCTTTACTTCTTCTTTTGCAGAAATCCAAGATATTTTCTTGATTTAAATCAAGAAAAGTGCAGATAATTACTAGAATTTTAGCATAGCATATGCCAAAGATGATCGAGTTAGATGACGGAACTAAGGAGTGGTGGCTAAACGGCAAACGCCATCGTATTGACGGTCCTGCAGTAGAATGGGCAGACGGAACTAAGGAATGGTGGCTAAAAGACAAGCGCCATCGTATTGACGGTCCTGCAGTAGAATGGGCAGACGGAACTAAGTTGTGGTGGCTAAACGGCAAACGCCATCGTATTGACGGTCCTGCAGTGGAACTGGCTAATGGAACTAAGTTTTGGTGGCTAAACGGCAAACGCCATCGTATTGACGGTCCTGCAGTAGAATGGGCAGACGGAACTAAGGAATGGTGGCTAA